GCAACCCCCTTTCATGGCTTTAAGCCGTTATAAATTTCAGCCTCAAACATCGCTGTCAGAAGATCGTTGTCATCGACCTTGGCCGTCAGCGCCTTAAACATTTTGCGTTCAATCGGTGAACTCTGGATATGGATAACGGTTACCTTGTCGCTGTTCTGACCCTTGCGGTCAGCCCGGGCGATGGCCTGAATGTACTGCTCGACCGACATCAGGGGGCCGTAAAAGATCACGGTGTCCGCCGCAGTTAGGGTAATCCCGTGTGCCGTGGCTTGCGGTTGCATGACCAGTATGCGCGGGTCAGGGGTGTTCTGGAACCGCTGGATGATGTCGGCGCGCTTGGTCGCCGTCACGCCGCCGTGGATGACCTCGGCTGTGATGCCTCGCTTGGTGAGATGGGCGTGGATGGTGTCGATGCTTGAGCGGAACATGGCAAAGATAATGACCTTGCGATCGGTCTCCTCCAGCACCTCCTCGATCACGCCAAGGCGTGGGCTCGCATCGAACTCGACCACCTCTTTGTCGTCGTTGTAGGCGGCGCCACAACTGATCTGCAAGAGTTTGCTCACCACAGTAGCGGCGTTGACCGCTGTGATGGTGGTCCCTGCGGCCTGCACCAGCATCTGCTCTTTGAGCAGGCTGTAATATTTGTTTTGTTGTGGGGTCAGCGGCACCTCGCGTGTCAGCGTCATGACAGGTGGCAGGTCCAAGCATTGCTCTTTGGTGAACCTGATGGCGGGTTGCAAGGCGTTGAACACCTGCTCACGCGCATCTTTCTTTGGCGCCCACTTGAACATGGTTGCCTTGTACATGACTTGATCGCGCCACGCCGTGAAGAACTTAGGCACACCATCGGGGTTGACCAGTTTGGCCAGACCAAACGCATCGGCAGGCGACTGCGATGCGGGGGTACCCGTCATCATCCAGAGATAAGTGTTGGGGCCAACGATTGCTTTCAATGTCTTCCATCGCTTGGTGGTCGCGGTCTTGTAGGCGTTGGCCTCATCCACGATCACCAGATCAAAGCGTCCGTCGTTCTTGATCTCATCTGCAATCAGGTTCAGCCCTTCGTAGTTGCACACCACAAAATCGTAGTCCGACTGAATCATCTCGATGCGCTTGGCGGCTTGTGCATGGTGGGCGACGATGGCCGAGCGGTGGATGATGGAGTTGTTCAGGTCAGACATCCATGCCGAGTGCATGATCGACAGTGGGCACAGGATCAACACACGGCGCACAAGGCCGCGCTCCATCAGGTAGTCGGCCGCCCACAAAGCAGAGAGCGTCTTGCCAGTGCCGGGGTCGTTGAAGACGAATGCGCGTTTGTTGAGTGTGAGGAAGGCCGCCGTGTCCATCTGGTGGGACATCGGCTTGTAGCGACCCGGCCACTTGTATCGGCGTGTGATGGGTGATGGTACATCCTTCACGCCAAGGTTGCGAAGCACACGGGTCTCGTCGAGTCCCCAGTACACCGCGATGCGGTAGGTGTCGCCGTCTTTGTCGAGTACCTTGTGTTTGGGGATGATGCTGTATTTATCGGGGTTGCGGGTGCGAAAGACAACCGCTTTGTCTTCTAGGATTTCCAAAATGCTTTCTCCTGAGGATTAGAATTTTTCTGCAAAGAACTGGCTGACGGCTTTGTCGAACTCATAGATGTCAAACGCACCGCCTTCGCCGTTAGTGGACATGATGGCGATCTTGTTTCCGAAACGGGCCATGGTGTAGTTGGGAAGCGCAATGACGTTGATTTTTGTCTTTTGTGCTTCCTCCCACACAAACCTTGCGTTGTTGATGCCGATCAGTTTTTGCTCGGCATCGCTGAGGTTGCCCCACCACTCTTCAAATGTCATTTGTTATCTCCTCGGTTGGTTGATCGTGTGCGCAGACGGGTGTTGCCCGGGGTGGACTTGCCGCCTTTGCGCATGGGTTTGATGTGATCAATGTCTTTGCCAGCGCGGTCGATGCCCTTCTTGTCATAGGCACGCCGAGCCTTCTGCCGCTCGATCTGATCCTTATCCTCACCCCGCTTCTTCTGAAGTTGGTACTCGTGCTTCCAGTCTCTGGTTGCCATGATTAGTTCCTTCTCGGTTTGTGATGTTCACAGGTTTTGACAGGACACCACCCGCACAGCGGTGTCGGCTTGGGGTTCCACACCCCAGCCTCATGCGCTTGTTCGATGCGGGCAACGCGCTCCCGATAGTCCCACCAATACTCCTCGGCCTCGCCCACCATGAAACTGGCCTTGGCCATGTCGTTCTTGACCACGAAGAGCAGGGCGCCCGACACACGACGGATGTGCGGGAAGTGCACGAACACCATCAGCGCCATGAGTTTCAACTGCTCCCGGTCAGGGTACTTGTTGTTGCCCGACTTATAGTCGACCACGCGAGCGGTCAAGTTGTCGTCGTCAATGATGAGCAAGTCAGCGATCCCGCGCACCCACACATCTTTGTCGAGGAACCCGCAGGGCTTCAAGTCTTTGGTCACACCCATCTTGTACTCGCAGAGTTTGCGCCCGGGTTTGGCCTTGAGCACATCTAGGGTGTCTTGCATGAACTCAAACTGGGGAGGCAAAGGTGTGTTGTCTTGGATGTACAACTCAGCCGCCGTATGCAACTCTTTGCCGTAGATGGTCGCCTCGGTGTCGGTGAACGGGTAGTTCTTGAGAACCTTGACCTCATGGTACCGACGGGGGCAACCCTCATAGTCTTTGAGGGCGCTGTGCGACCAAGTCACATTCTTCATTGGGGGTCCTTTGGGGGTTGAAACATGTCGTGGATTGGGATGTGGCCGATCTCAACCTTGCCGTCTTTCGTGTGCGATAACTTAACTACGCCTGTTCCAAACATCATCGCCTCAAACGCGGCGGCAAATGCGGCCTTTTGTTCGGGCGTCACGGCTTCGCCGTCGTCGTCAAAAACTTCAATCACCATGTCAAAACCTCGCTGTGCGGATGGCCGCTGACAGGCGGCGAGCAAACTCTTCGACGAACGACTCGCGGTTGTTGAGTTCGTGTTCGCCCATGCTGTGCAGTATGGCATGTGTCAACTCGTGCCAGAAGGTGTCTTCTAGTGCCGACAAGCGAAACGGCACACCATGGTGGGTGCGCTGGGCCAACTCGATGGTGCGCCGCTCGTAGTGCACACGCCCCATCTCGCTCTTGTTTCGCATGGACTCGACCACATCCACGCTGTACCATCGGTTGCCAACCCGAATTTTCTTTGGCAGGTTCAACTGTTTTGGCATCTACTTTCTCCTTTCAATTTTTAGCCAAGCCGTAGCGTCGGTGAGCGCCAACCTCTGAGTTGAGCGGTATCCCCGGCAAATACTTTGGTTCTTTGACCATTTGTTCCCACACCCACACTTTCGCATCATCAACTTCGTCGTCAGGGACGACTGCAATCAACTCGTCGTGGACGGTTCCGGCCACGAAATAACGCTTTTGAACACGCAACATACCATCGGTCATCACAATCCGCGCAACGGCCTGAACGATGTTGTTGGTGATCTTACCAGCGTAGAGTTTAGTGGGCGTCTCGCCCTCCACGCCATAGACCCAACCGTCCTTTTCTTTGCGCAAATTGGGGTACCTGATCGACATGCCATTGGGCAATACGATCTCCTCCTTTTTGAAGGTGATACATTTATACACCAACTCATCACCCCCCGCAAGACATGTCTCCAACGCCCGCCCGCACATGTCCCAGAACGACACCACGGGGTGCGAGGTCATGCGGTAAATATCTATGATCTTCTTGGCGGCGATAGCGTGGATCAATAGTTCCCGGTCGGTGCAGGTGTGGGGGATGGCTTCAAGTTTCTTTACATTCTCGTCCCACGCCAGAAAGCGGTCGATGTAGTCCGAGTTCACGCCCAACTTCTTAGCAAAGTCTTTCGTGTAAATAACCGGTGGTGCTCCAAGGAAACCCACCAGCAACTGGGCGGCAAAGGACGCCCAACCCAACCCGTAGCCACACCCGAGCAAAGCCGACTTGGCCGATTGGCGAAGGTCTGGATGGGTCTCTTTCGTAAGGCCGGGGATGTTAAACATCTGCGCACCGAACGCCGCGTAAGCGTCAGCGCCAGACCGGAAGATGTCGAGGAGGTCTTCGTAATCCGCAAACCACGCGAGAACTCGCGGTTCAATCTGCGATAGATCGCCCACGACGAGGTGGTGCCCATCGGGAGCCATAATTGCTTTGCGTAAGAATGACCCTCGCTTGAGGTTTTGCATGTTGATGGCAGACCCTTTGGCCGCAGACCAGCGGCCCGATTTAGCCCCATAATAACTAAGTGGTACAGGAAGCGGTCCTCGTTCTGAAATGTCAAGGAAGCGTTGCGCTCGGGTTCTTTCGGTGGTTGATTTGACTTTAAGACGAGCCTCACAAAGAAGGGCAATGTCTTCACGTTCGCCGTTAAGAAGCGCTTGGAACAGAGCATCGTTTTTTGCCAGAGCCAGCGTTGTCTTGCCGGTTGTTTTGCTGACCTTGGTGGGTGGAGTAACCCCCATGCTTTGAAGAATGTCTGCAAATTTTGGGTTCGACGCCAAGTCAGACTCATCGACGCCGAGTTTCTTGAGTAGCCCATCTCTCTTTGTCCTTTCATCGCCAAGCGCGGCGATCAACATCTCTTGATCCAACTCCAAGCACGCTTGCGTGTACATCTTCAGGGTCATGTCGATCAGGCGCAACTCAGAAGCCGGGTACCCTTTGGCAAGCCGTTCAAAAACCTGTTCGCATAACCAGACGTCGTGCTTGCAGTAGTCCGCAAGTTCCGCCTCCATCTCTGGCGTGAGTTCAGTGACCCCATCGGTGGAGTACACGGCTTTACCTTTGGGCGGGAGGCCAAAGTCTTCGGCCAGTTTGGCGAGGCTGTTGCCGACCTCGACCCCCCGGAGGGCACGCGCCATGGAGAGCGAGTCGAAGATGAAGCAGGGCTTGACCCCGTATCGCCATGACAGTATGGACACATCAAACTGGGCGTTGTGTGCAAGTACAGCGGTGGTGTTCCAGTCATAGGTACCCAAGACCCGGGGGAGTTCATCGCCGTTGTACCACTGAGCAATAGGTGCGTCTGGGTTGCCGTACTCATGGATGACTGCGCCAAAGGCTTTGAATCGTTCGTCACGGATGTACTCCTCAACAGTTAACTTAGAAAGTGTGTAGTCTTTACTGGACCACCTCGTTTCGTAATCAATGCACAATATTTTTTTGTACGGCTTGCTCATTTGCTTTCTCCTGTAACACCCAACGGGCGAATTGTTGTAGTTGCCAAGGCGTGGCATCGCGCTTCATGCAGTTGGCTAGCATGCTTATAACCTGAATGTTCCCTCTCACGTATCCTTTCTTGGGGTTTATCTTGTCGATGCTGGGAGACCAGTTGTTGAATCCCACACCGCGCTCGACAAAAGGTTTGTTGAATACAGGGCAACGCTTTGGTTTTATTGAGACCACATATGCGGCCAGTTGAGCGGCGTTGGTAAAACCAAGCGGTGTACCTTTTTTCTTTGCGGCATAAAAAATACCTGCCGCCCGTTTGTACCAAACGCTGGAAGACGGAACGTATGTTCCGCTTGTGTCTTTGCTGGCACGCGCCCGGGGGTTTTTCAGTCCTGTGAAGTCTCGACGCTTCGCATATAAAGGGCGCATTTCTTCACGCATGCACCCGCAAGATTGTGTGTGGCCTGTGCGCAAGTTGACGCTCGACACAACAGTCTCTTTTCCACAGGCACAACGACACGCCCACATAGTTTGCGCTTTTCTCGGGGCTTGTTGCAAGACAAGCAGACGCCCAAACTGTCGGCCGGTGAGGTCAATCAATCTCATATACTCCTCCGTGGCCTATTATATACTCAATTAAACATTTCTTTTGGTGGCGCGTCTTTTGTGTTTAGGTATCCGAAAAAATCGTTGGTTGCCACCAGCAGTTTCGCCGCCTCCATGCTGTCGCAGTTCATGGTGACCACGTTGTCGAGGCTGTCGCCAGTACCGAGGATGACCACGGCACAGTCGTTGCTGTCTTTGTCGTAACACCGCACAAACTCATAGATCAGTGCGCGCAGATGTTCTTGTTGGCCCGGGGACATGGCGCTCACTCGCGCCTCGATCTCCCGCTCCATCTCTTTTAAATTTTCTATTTCGTCCATGCTAAAACCTCCTTCAAATCAACTAAATTATTCTCGTTAATAACCAAGGCGATGCCACCCTTGGCGCGTATCTTTTGCAAGTGACTCTCTTGCAGGGCTGTGGGCTTGTTGTCCCCAGCCTTGGCTTCGACGGCGATGAACCGCCCACCTGAACAGATGAGAAAATCCGGCACGCCTGAGTTGCCGTACCCTGTGCCAATCGGCATGGCGTAGTAAGCGCCTGCGTCATCGAGTAGTTTCTTGATCTGCTTTTTGACTTTGACTTCGGGTGTGCTGGCCATGATGCGTTGCGGTTTTTAAGTTGGGCATTCATCATATCAGCGCCTCGGGTGCGTTGTCATCAGGGGTTGTTCGCTTTCGCTGGCGTCGGTTGAGTTGCCTCAACGCTTCGCCTGTTGCCCGCTCGAACGGGTTCCATTCTGTCCATCGAATCGTGACCGCTTTTGTTTTGGCTCCGTCAGAATTACTTCTTTCGTTTTGAATGTGTGCATGTTGAAACACTCCCTCGTTCGGACATAGTGTCCGTCGATCAGTCGAGTCATCGTCACGTCGCTCGTCGCCTTGCACAAGGGGCAAGGCATCCCTTTTGTCTTGGGCATTCACTTGAGCCTCATGCGTTTCTCGATCTCGCGGTCGATGTACCACCGGGCTTTGCGCAGGTCTTCGATGGCGTCCCCCTTGAGATCAGCACGCCAGATGTATTTCACGGCGTTGCCAAGGCAAAAGCCCATGTGCTCGGTGATTGTGATGCACTCGACACCCGAGGGGTGCTCGGTGTAGTGTTTGGGGTGGTTAACTGGGTCGTTCATTTCTTTCTCCTGTGTATACGATTAAACGCCTCGGTTGTGCCGAGGTCGGACTTCTTGCTGATGAAGATCGTGGCTGAGTTGACTCCTCTGTCGTAGACCTTTTGCAACCCTTCGGTTGAGATTTGTGAGCGCGTCTTTCCGTTCTTGTGCGCCTTGAAGTTTTGATCGTTGGCAACCACGCTGGGCTTGCCCTTCCAGTCAAACGGGCTGGTCATTGTTCCCCCTTGCTCGGATGGCGGCGGCGCAGTCCGTTGCCGCCGCAACAAAATCGCAGTCGGTGTATGTGCAGTTGTCAGTTTTGGCGTGATCTTTCACCCACGCTTCACACACCTTCGCACACGCCTCACGCTCATGGGTTGTGGCCATCTGAAAGAACTGAACCAAAGAGGCAGTATCGCCGTCAAGCCCTTCGTCTGTTGCGGTGAATTTCTGATCGCCAATGTATTCGTGCTTTGTCCAAGGAATGATGCCGCACTTCACGGCCATTTCGATGATTTCATCTTGGGTCATTTATTCCCCCTTGCTCTGATGGCGTTGGCGACCCCACTTGGGCAGGTTTCACAGCGTGGCTCATAGGCTTCGGCCACCTTTGCACACGCCTCACGCTCGGTCTCTACCGCCTTGTTCACCAGCATCAAGAGGTGCGGGGTTGACACAGTCCATGTCGTGAACTCTGAGTGGTTGTCCACGATCTTTTTCAACTCAGCCACCAGTTCGTATTTATCCACTGTTCTTCTCCTTGAGTTTTTCTTCAAACGCGGCCAACATGTGCGCTACGTGGAAAGGTTTACCAGTCACAAACGTAGCCCTGATTGCATCGCGTTCTTTGTCTGTTAGCCCCACCCAGTTGTCGCGTGGGTTAAGGCGTTTTACTTCGGCCTCATGTGGCGCAAAACTGTCGGCAACATACGGCCCTGTTGTGTACGAAATACGGTTGCGTTCCTTGTCAGACAGGTATACCCACGTCATGTGTTCTTCTCCTTGAGTTTGGCTTCGATGGCTCGGGCAAAGTCTTTGATTCGCACTTCACTTGGAGCGTACTTAACCATTTCATCCCACAATTCATTGATCTCCGCATCCGTCAGCCCCACCCACGGCAGTTCAATCACATCGTGACCGGCTTGCTTGTAGGCTTCGGCTCGCCATCTGGCGGCGCGGTCTTTGTGGTATTCACACATTGGGCAGTCAGCCATGGTTCTTCTCCTTGAGTTTGGTCAGTGCAAAAACAACGCCAGCACGCCACGCTTCTGCCGTCTTAAATGCGTAATCGGAACGCAGTAAGCCGTGATCAATCTCATCATCCGTCAGCCCCTGCCATTCACGCTTGGGTGTGGATGCCACAACACCATTGTCAGACTCGACCACCATGCGCCTTCCGCATACACAATCAAACCCCATCACTTTCACGGGCTTGGGTGGGGATGTGTAGAGGGGTTCAAGACCACGCAAATTATCCGCGCCTTCAAGAGTGTCGATGTAGCGCCAATGCACTTCTCGATTAAACCAAGTGCCAGATCGAAACCTCCACGCCACAGGCTCTGGCTCTGGCTGTTCCAAGGCCTGTTTGATGGCGGTGATGGCTTCAAGTCTGCGGTGCTTGGCAATGTGCTCTTTAGGTTCTTCCAACGCCTCCAACGCCAGTATCAATGCTTCATTTTTCATGCACGCACCTCCTTTGTGTCTGATGTGTCGAACCGATCGGACAGGATTTCGGCCAAGTTAAAGTCAACGCCAAGGCATGAGGTGAAACTGACATTGGTGCTGTCCACAGCCAAGACCTTGTCGTCGAACACATACACGGCACTGGGCGCAGTCTCGAACCCTTGAACGAACATGCGCCCTCTGGCAGTGGGCCGCCAGACACCAGAGCGTTCAGCCTTGGACTCGATCAGCCCCCAGTGTGCGAGCAGGGAGTAGGTCTTGCCCCGCAGTATCCAGCGTGGGGCCGTGCGTTGCACATCGACCCAGCCATCTTCGTCGCCGTTGACTGTCATCCAGTAGAGTGCGCGTACCAGACCCTTGTTGAGTTTGAGTTTATAGACCTTACCCCAACGATCACAGCAGGGACAGAACCCACCCGCACCCTCGATCTCTAGGCGCCAACGAGCACGCGCAATGTTGAGGTCATTCGTCAGCATCATCGTCCTCCTCTGCCACATCAAAGCAGTCCATGGCATCTTCACGCATCTGTCGCTCGCGTTCTTTGGCGCGTTCCCACATGACCTCTCGGTACATGGCTTCTTCGCCTTCGGTGAATTCGTTCCTCATGCTCAACCCCCAAATATTTTCTTCAACATGTCATACAACTCACGCGCCTGCATGACCGAGAGGCTGTCGATCAACGCACCGGGTTCAAACTTGTTCACAGGCAGGGGCAACGGCAGAGCGGCAATGCCTGCGTCTTGGGCCTTGGGCGCCTTAATCGCCTTGGGCTTCTTGGTCACCAGCGTGATGGTCTTGGGGGCACGCCTGTTGAGTGCGGCTTTCTTGGCGTGGAAGTAGCGAATCTGCGCCTTGGTCGAGGGGAGCGGCTTGTACTCATTGAACGCCACACGCAGGCCACCGCTGGCATCTTGCACAAAATAGTCCGTGCGAATGAACTGCCCCAGCAACGAAGACACAGAGGACTTCTTGAATTTATTGGCGACGAGGTTTTTAATGACCTGATCTCGTGACTGACCGGGGTTGTCACGCACATGGTTGAACACGGCCTCGGTCACACCCACAGTGGGTGCGAACCGAATTTTGCCGGGGGCGACATGCGTTAAGTTAACAGTAGGGGCGAGATTTGCCATGGCTTTCTCCTTGGTTTGTGTTTGGGTTACAGGTTTATCATCGTCTGCCCACTCGTTGATGGTGGACTTCAAAGCGTTTTCCATTGCCGTTTTAATGTCAGGCATGACGATCTCCTTTCGGGCTTCTTGCAGTCTTTCTTTGCTGTGTTTATCGGGGAGGCTCTCCCCGTAGAGGATGCGTTCTAGGCGATCCGCAGACAAAGGTCGGACGTGGTGGTTTGGGTTAACGTGATTGCGGTGCTTCGGGTGTTTGCGCATAGTGCTTCTCCTTGCGTTCGATGGGCGTCCATCCGAACTTGCGCCATGTCTGCGTCACATCCGTTGCGGCGGCGGGCACATACTTGAAGTTGGGGTCGAGCAGACTCTTGGGGATGTACTTGGTTTGCTCTCGGTGTTCCAGCGTTACGGCTTTGAGTTTCATTGCATGTCTCCTTTGATTCGATCTTTGATCCACGACACGAGCATGTGCGCATCGAGCACAGCATCTTTTACAGACTCAAAATACTCTGGCGCGAAGTGATCTTCAGGCGCATCAAGGTATCGGGTCAGGTCATTTGCCGCCGCAGATAGCAGGGTATGCACCTGATCAACGGCATCAAGGGTAGTTTCAGGTTTTCTCATTTGCTTTCTCCTTTTTAAGATGATGCCCGACATCCGAGAGGATGTCAAGCGTTGGACATAATATCACGGACGCCACACGAAAAGATCGAGGGCGAGGACAATCAGAGCGACCAAAAATACAACTCGCTCCCACTTCTCCACCGCAGATAGTTGCCTTTCGTTTCTCTCGTATCTCATTTGCGTCCTCCTTTCTTGACCTTGAAAAACCCCAGCCACTTCGTGCCCTCGACTTGGGGTTGGTACATCTTGATTTGATACTCAGCGTCATGGGACACAGGCACAAGAAACAAGTTGTAGTCAAAACCATCCTTGTCCATCAGGCGTGTGAGCGCCCTCAGATCACGCTCGGGCGTGGTTACTGCCCACTGGGCGAGGCTACATGCAAGGAAGTGCATGTCTTGGGGTTGGGTTTCAGTTTTCATTTGCTTTCTCCTTTGTAAAGATTGATTGTGGGTTTCTCGTTTGTGGCGCAGGTCTCAAAGTCTTCGAGATTGTCGTACAAGACGACGCAGTCGCTATTGATCCCCAGCACACGCCCATCGCGTAGATGGACAAGGTCGACAGACACAGGGCCTTTCGGCTCCCACTCTTCGATGCAGTTGATGTATCTCATTCATCTACCTCCAATGCGTCCAAGAAATCGAACTGCTCTGCCATCTCTTCGAGCGTGAGCATGTGTGCCTTCCAATCATGAGCGTGCATATCGAGTTGCTTGTACGCTTGGTATGCGCCTTGCAAGTCTGCAAACGCACACTTGATGGTTGCGATTTGGTCTTCAGTCATTTGCTTTCTCCTTGGGTTTACGCGTGTTCACGATACACGCTATCGAACAACGATGCCAGCACCGTGCCAGCATCGTATGTGCTCAGGGACTTGAGGTGTGTCTCAAGTGTATTTTGATCGGCTAGTTTTCGTGTGTTGATGAATCGTTTGGCTTGCATGGGGTCTTCGGGGTACACGGACTCGCAGATCAGGTCAGCCAACCAGTCCACATAGCCAGACATGGCGTCATAGATGGCCTCCTCGACCTCGATGCGTTCGTCATCGAGATAATCGTCGTAGTAGGTGGGATAGCCATGCGGCGTAGAAGAAGAACTGACACTAGTCGTTGCCCCCGCCCCCCAGCCCTTGTAGGTGTAGGCATAGTTGCCCCAGTCTGCCCACTTGTCTTCCTTGACGCTGGGGTCTCGGTCGGTGGGTAGGCTGTCCCAGTCAATTTGGGTGACGCGTTGAGACAACGCGATGTAGTGGTGGATGTCAAGGGACTCGTTCTGTGTGTGCTCCGAGGCGTAGCCGACAGAGATGTTGGTGCACTCGGGGATGATGTCCACAAACTCGGCGGTGTCGGTGTACACACCTGTGCTATCAGGCAGATACATCAGCCGCTCGTCTTGGTTCAGCGCGTCAGACAGCGCATCGGCAAACGCATCGGAACAGCAACGCCCCCAGCCTTGATGGGTGATGACGGAGTCAATGCCACGGCGATCGAACGCGATGGCGCGGTCGAACTGTTTGAGCAGGTCTTGGTGGTGGTTGGCTAGATGCTTGGCGCCGATGCCGCCGCACTCCTCGCCTTGACTGAACACATAATAACCCGGCACGTCTGCGTGTAGCAGGTGCATCAGCATGGCACAACCGGCGCCGTCGTCTGCACCGAGGGGCGCACCATCAGCGAACCATTTGCCATGCGCCTTGATGAACTTGTTGGGGCCATCTTCGTGGTGGACAGTATCGACATGGGCGATAAAGAGGGTGCGGTGGTGGGTGGATGTGCGGTTGTCAATGTGGATGTTTCCCGCATCATCAATGGTCAAGTCCAAGTGCTCAGGCACGCGGTCACACAGCCATGCGGAGAACAGCATAGCCCCCTCACCGCCATGCGGACGCTTCAAGGACAGCGCACGACACAGGGTCTTGTAGAGAATTGATTTCTTGTTCATGGTTTACTCCTCGTTGGATTCAGTTTCAGGGGCGTTGTCGGGGTGATAGGTCTCGCCGTCAATGGTGACAGGCTCGATGTTGGTGGTGTACCAGTTGTCGGTGGCATGGCACTGCCACACATCGTCTGTGTGCACATGCCCCATGTCCTCGGTGTAGGTGCAGTTGTCGGTCAACTCGTAGCGTTCGTTGAAGTCGTCAAAGACGATGTTGTCGTCATCGCTGTGATACCACTCGTCAACAGACTCGATATGCACAGCGTTGTCGATGTGCTCGTAGTCGCCGTTCTCCAACCGCACGATGTTGTTGTCATCGAGATAGTCCTCGTCGTAATGCGCGTCTTGCGACTCGACATACACGCAGTAGTCTTCGTGGATATAGTAATCATGACCTCGCCGACCTGTGACATAGCGGTAGTTGTCGAGACAACCTGAACACACATGGTTGTCCTCGTGCACACCTGTCCAATACATGTCGTCTTCGTCACAATGCTGGCCACAGTCGTCACAGGTTGTGCGGCTACCGCCCGATGGTGTGCCGTCCGTGTTGTCGCAACAGTAATCACCGCCGCTGTCGATCTCCAACCACCGCTCGCCGTTGTATCCACACACGCTCACATGCTTTGTATCGCCGTCAATGTATGGGGCGAGGAAGTCGTCACTCGTCTCGAAGTATGCCATGCGTGCGCCATCGTGCCACGCGCTGTCGTGCTGATACCCCTGCGCCTTGAGCCACGCCTCCAAGTGCTCGTCAGCGTAAGAGTAACCGCCGTTGGGACAGCGTTTGTAAGAGCGAACGAAATACTTTTGCTCACCCTCGACATTGCACATCGCACGAGCATCAATGCGCCCCTCCTCGGCTATCCTGACTGCCATGTGCCAGCCATACTTGGGATCGTATGCGGCGTAGGGATGGCGAGCGTGGCCATCAGAACAACGCACATCGTCACGCTCACGCCAGCACATACATGAGTATGGGCCGTTGTTGACTGCGTGCACCATGTCCTCGGTTGTGTTCAGAAACTTGAACACATGGCCAGTAGCGGTGTAGCGCGCGGCAATGTCACGGATGATGTGATCGGGCAGGTCGAAGTGTCTGGCGAGATACTTGCCGATGGTGGTGACAGTCTGCTTGTCCGCCTCACCCGCACGCTCGTCACGGGTATACGCCAGCCGGTTGATGTCCGTCTCTGCCTTGTGCGGCCACTCCAACAGCAACTGTTGCCAGTTGTAAGGCTCGGCATAATCGAAGGCGTCAGGGATAGCAGGGTGCAGGTTGAACCTGCGTGTGAGATGGTAAAACCAATCACGATGGTTACGCACCACATACATGGCGGGCATGAAGAAGTCATGAAATAAACGCTTGCTCATTTGCTTTCTCCTTGGTTGAATGTTTGCTCTCGCTCTTGCTCGGTTGTGAACCATTCGACATCGACTATGTCTTCGCCGTCTGGATCGCTTGCATACTCAATCCCCCACTTGTGCGTGGGGTGTGAGTAGTCGTAACACCTGAACTTAAACTCATCACTCATTTGCTTTCTCCTTAGTTGCAAGTGTCGGGCTTGAACGCCGCCCGACTTAGGCGGTGGCACAGGGTGTGCCACGGATTCACTTCATCACAACCTTCCAACCCATGGCTTTCAAGACACGGGTCACCGAGGGGTCACGCCCGAACGGCGCATCTATCGTTGCCGTCTGCGTCTTTTTATCCACACGCACCAGCGTGCCAGAGCGTGGGATCATCCATGTGCCCCCATCGTTGAGCGATTCAATCAACCGCTTTGTCCAGATGATGGCGTTGACCATTCCCTGTTTGGTGTCGAGGTCATAGTTCATTTCGTATCTCATTTCACTTCCTCCTCATGCCATTGGATATACGCACGCTCGAACAGGTGCATGAATGCGTTTTCTATCTTTCTCTGGTTGTCGCCATCTGCGTGCAGATATGCGGCGGCAAGTTTGGTTGCGAACCCGCCCATGCGGGGCATGTAGTTGACTGCCGTGGTGTGCAGTTGTTCTTTCGTCATCGTCATTTGCTTTCTCCTTTCGTTTATGGTCGCCCATCTCGTCCGATCCAACCCATCCCAGCGTAGTCGCTGGGGTCTTCCTCTGCATCTTCTCCCTCCCAATACAAAGTCAGCGCACTCGCTGAGTAGTTGCCGAGGTTATAGTTCGACATGACCAAGTTCTCCACCTCGTAGGGGCGTAGCCTGCGCCCCTTCAAAAACTCGCCCAGTGGTATCACGCCGTTGATGCGGCGTGAATTGTCGCTAAAGAGGATGTGTCCATCCTCGACCTTGGCAACCATGCGTTGCCCATGTGCGTCATACGGACGCCCTGTGTTCCACTCGTGTTTCATTTGCTTTCTCCTGTGAGTTCGTTTCTGATCTCATCTAACTGCGCTAACACTTTCTTTCTCGAACCCTTGTATCCCATCATTTGCAAAGTCGCATACGCCGTTGGCCCACGGCTTTTGCTCATGCCTGCTATCTCCAGTCGCAACATCTGGCGCAGGGTGAGAAGGCGTGCGCCTTCGATTTGGCTTCCAGTTAACATCGTCATTTGCTTTCTCCTTGTCTGATTTGAAACACATCCGACCCGCACTGGGTCACGACCTCACCAATCTCCATCATCCATATGAATGTCTGCCGCACGAATGCGTTGTCAATCTCTGCGATGGAATCGTATTCACGCACACAGGCATCCGATGGATACCGCCGTGCCGTTGACCAATCGTTGGGGCGTTCCCACTCCCCTGTGTTGTGATGCACAAACTTCATTTCGTTACTCCTTCGATGGGTTGTTTGTCTGTGCAGATGCACACCACACGCTGAGGTTTGCCCTCAAGCATGGCGACCTCGATGTTGCGCCCTGTGTGGGCGTAACTGACTACCTCTGCACGCTTGCCATGCACGGTGATGATTTGCCCAATCTTGTATTGGGCTTTTGGTACAAACGCAAATCTCATTTGCTTTCTCCTTCGTTACAAGTGCCGACCAAATGTGTGAGAGAGAAATCTCTCTCGCCAGTATCGGCGTGGTGGTCGGCATCGCCACGCCCATACATTCTTTATTCCCCATCATCCCCATCCAGAACAGCGTGCCATGTGTTGGGCACAGCGTGGGTGGGGGGTAGGTTCTTGAGCAGGTAGATTGCACGGCGCAACTTGCGCCCTTGATCTTGCAGGCTCGCATCGTTGGGGTTGATGTTGAGCATGGTCTCAACTGCGCCGAGTTCGGACTGCGCCTTGCGTAGCACCCGCCCTCTGCGTTTCTCGTTCAATTGCAATGGCGTGGTGCGGGTGAACGGCTCTTTGAACTTCGCCTTGTGCCGTGGCGGGATGTCCATCGCCGCATCCCGCAGGGTTTCTTTGACCCGCTCGGGCACATAGTCTGTCCAATGGTCAAAGGCAGGGGGCGTCACCCCTCTGGTGCTGTCTCTGATCTGTTTCATGCGGTCGAGCACCTTGTCGAGCGCCATGGCGTAGGCTTGCAAGAACTCGTCTCGTTCTGGCGTGGGTTCGAGCGTTTTGTATCGGCGCATGGCACGCACGATCTTGCGCTCATGTTGCAACGGAAAAATGAGTTCGCTCCATTGCAGGTCGGATGCCTTCTTCTGCCGCTTGATGCGACTGCGCTCGGCACGAAACGCCTTGATGGATTCGAGGGTGCGCTCGATCAAAGGCTCGGGCATTTGCTGGCCACGCAACTTCCAGAGGATCTCACGATAGGTCAGACTGTCGTATCGCTTCCAGTTTTGCATGATATTTTTCCAATGGGTTGTGTCTAACGGTGATAATTGTAGTTGATTTTTCCAAATTGGCAAACGGTTTTGATAGCGTAAGTCGTTGATTCGCAAGGCGTATCTCAGGATAGTCACCACTATCTATGTTTTTGGGGGGTGCTATACCCAAAAAGCCAGAGAAACAAACACGGCAGACAAAACAAACAAAGCGTGTCCACATGGATGCCCTTCTACTACTATAAAAAGATTTCTAAGATATATATAGAGGGGACGCAACTTGGTTTGTGCCTATAAAAATCAACGACTTACGCGTATGTAAATCGTTGCCAAAGCGGAAAAATCTTAGCCCGTGAATTTTTATACTCAAAAAGGTTACACCAGCGACCATTGGGTCAGGTCGGACTTGCGCTTGAGGTATCCCTCGGCAGATGCGAAGGTCTCGGACTTGCCGCCGACATGGCACAGACTGATCCACCAGAAGCGGCTGTCTGCTTTGCCGTTGGGGTAGTAGATGGTGGCGTAGTAGCGGATGCCGTCTACGCCTGTGAAGCCCTCGTCAAAGGCTTCGAGTGTGGGAATGGATAGGTTACGCATGATGAACTCCTGAAAAAATTGCGTTAGACATGGGATGAAACAGCGTGCCACCCCCACGGGTTGAGCACGCCAGAAAAATCGAGATAGAAGTTCTATCTCACTTGGACTTCAGAGCACGCAACACGGCGATGGCGGCGTCAATCTGCTGATTGCGCTTCTCGCCCTCGAACTGGTCAATGAACCAGTTAGCCGCCTCCCTGTGCGCCTTGCTCACCCGAGCGTGGCTCGCCTCGGTGCTCGGCTTGGTCTTGGCGTCCCTGATGTGGTAGATGAAACCGCTCACGGCTCGGGCGATCATCGCCTTGTGCTTTGCGGGCACGCCCTCGCCTTTGCCTGCCTCGACAATCGCCTCGGCGTCCGAGATAGAAAGTCTATCTCTGCCTGCGATGTAGCCCACGATGAAGTCAAGCCGAATCTCGGACTTGCGCTCATCGCTGGCCTTGAGCCATGCCTTGCGGATTGCGGTTGCCAAGTCTGCGGACTTAGCGTCGTTGTTGCCAATTGACTTGGCGTTAACACGGATACTCATGGATGTTGCTCCTGTAATGAGTGTTGGAGAGGCGATAACCTCTGCATCAACACTTCCAGTAAAACATACGGGGGGTTTGGGGAAGGTCAGCAATGCTCGAACCCCACCCTACCCCCACCACCCGCTGTGGTGCAACGACAGGCCAGCCAGCCAGAACACTGTTTCCCACCCGCTCCCAGCATTTCTGTAATACCTAACTACTCAAACCCACCCCCTACCCAAAATTTTGACCCCGCGCAAA